TATCCCTAATTATGTATTATTGATAATTTATATTATAAAAAATACAAATAATCTAATAAAATAAATGTAATAGTGCGGTTATATTAGGTAAAAGAAAACCTTATAGATTAGATAATATATAATAATGACATCAAGTGATTTCCGCCCATTAGATTTTAGAGGTTTATTGTTTGAGAAAGTTGAATTTTATGCTCCACATAAATCTGGAAATGGAACTCGTATTTCCAATGTAGCATACCGTCTTTCCAAGAATGAGGCAATTAACTTTTTCATTGAAACTTGTATTTTAAAGACTACGAGTGGTGTAATTAAGAATGACGATAAATATTATATGGATTTTGAATTAGACCCTAATAATAAATTATATGATTTTTATATGAGATGTGATGAAAAAACTATCAATGCTATCAGGTTAAATAGTATTTCCTGGTTTAACAAAACAATTGACGCAGAAACAGCAGAAGCAGTCTATAGGTCTCCAATTCGTCTAGTTCGTGGATGTAAACACCCAGTATTACGTGTAAGAATTCCTACTCACAGAGGTCGTATTCTAACAGAAATGTTTGACAATCGACGTGAGCAAATTGATATTAATGACGTTAGTCCTGGCGATGAAACTGTTGCTATCTTAGAATTTGTTGGATTACGTTTCCAAGAAAAACAGGTTTTTGCAGAATGGGAATTGTCAAAACTAAAAGTTTTAAAGGCTACTGCTAGAATGAGAATACCAGAAGGATACACATTTACTGATGTTAATAACCCAATTGAATCGGACAATCAAGTTCCAACCGATGATGCACCAGAAAAACCTATACAAGATTTACAACATACAGACGATATTGATACATTTATTAGCAAACTAGAAGAAACACAATGTGATACTACTGATAATACTACTGAAGCCATTACTAATACCGTTGATACTACTACTAATGAAGACATTGCTGAAAACATTACTAATGAAAACATTTCTGAAGACATTACACCATCTTCTACTATTGTTGAAGATGACAACATTGAAGTAGAATATAATTCTGGAGATGAGGATTTATTAATTGATGATTTTATGGTAGAATATGAGGACGATGATTATGATATAGGTGATGTAGATGGTTTAACATCTTTAGAAGGAGACTTTGTTGAAGAGGAAACTGAGGAAACTCAGGAAACATCTGAAACAGAAGAATTGGAAAAATTACGTCGAAGAATTGCTGAATTAGAAGGTAATCTATCAGTGTCTAGTTAATAGTTTTTAATTAATTTTTATTTTGAATATTTTTTAGAAAATTGATTATTATAAATATTATAAAATACATTATAAAAAGAAAACAAACTTGCCAAGATGGATGACAGAGATAGAGATGTTGCTAGTCGTGATAGAGAAGCGGTTGAAGATTTAGTTTATGAACTAGACTGTAAATTAGAATATTATATTAATACTGATAAAATTGGTGAATGATATTTTGCAAATATTAAGAAATAATACTAAAGGTTTTAAGAATAGGTGTGTTAGGTGTAATGTAGATATGGGTGAAGGTAATTCACGTCAATTATGTTGTAAGACATATTGTGGTGATATACGTTATAATTCTGATTATGAAGAGGATAGTCAACCCGAAATATAATATTATAAAAATATATCGAATAAAAATATATCGAATAAAAATATATCGAATAAAAATATATCGAATAAAAATATATCGAATATAGTAATAATAATAGTAATAATAGTAATAATAGTAATAATATAAAAATGGTAATTGAAGGTTTAGCCGATCCAATGATAGAACAATTCCAAAACCCAGATACATTTGATAACGTATTTGAGGAAATGGGAGATGATATGGAAGAAAATTTTGCTGATGCTACTAGAGCAAATCCTATGAAATCCCCTGCTGATGATTACGATATTCCAGAGGAAGAGGAAGATGAAGAAATAACGGAAGAGGGTGAAGTTGAACGTGATAATAATCCAGATATGGAAGATGTAGAAACAGAGGATATGATGGAAGGTTTCAGTGGTAGTCAAATTCAGATGAGGGCTAGTCAAACATTATTGCTTAAATGTGTATTGTTTGGTCTATTATTTTATATTCTAGCAAGTCCCAAGACATACGCATATACTAATAAATTGATTCCATCTGATTTTAATGTTGATAGAACAATAATTCATTCAATTCTATTCACAATATCAGTATTCCTAGTGTATCAATTTATTTGAATTAATCACTAGATGCTAAATTTTTATACAATTATATTCAAATTATATTTTTTTTTTAATATTTTAGATTTTTTTATAAGTAATTTATGTAATATAACTAAATTTATAAAGTAAATATAGCAACTAAATTTGTAAAGTAAATATAATAGTATGAAACCGATTAGGAATAATAAAGGAGAATTAGTATTTAGTGATTTTCCAAAATTCAAACCAAATTTAACACCGCAGGAAATATTTGAAAATGGAGCATTTGGTGGAACATATTGGCGACCTATTACTTCAAAGGTAACTAATAAAAACCACAGAAACAGACATTCACAGTTTGAATGGTTTGATAGTATACCAAATGAGCATTTAACTAAAACATTTAATGAATATGATGTTAATATTAATAAATATAAAGTTAAGGTTGGAACAACATTAGAATATTGGGAAGATAAAGGTTGGATTAATAAACAAGACCCATATGGTTGGGTAGAATGGTATTGTCATTTTTATAATGGTCGGAGAACAGGTGATGATGAGAGACAAATAAGTAGGTGGGCTGGTGTTGCTAGTGAAAATGGTAGATTTCGTAAAAGATTAGTAAATATGATTAAAAATAAAAAGGCAAAATATGATGATGAACGGATTAGTCCAAAAATAAGGCAAACTCTATTACATTGGGCTTATATAATTAGAGAAACCGATATATAATTATTAGGATATAAATATTTGTAAGATAATAAATTTATAAATTTTAATATTTTTTTTATAATTTTTTATATTTTAAATAATTTTGATAAGTAATTGTAATAAAATATAGATAATAAATAATATAATATGGAAGAGGATAGTATTAATGTTCCAACTAGTGAAAATAAGAATATAGAGGATGAATTATCGGTAGTGAATAAGGATATTGCGTTAAGAGCAGTATTATTTGCGATTATTTATTATATTATAACATCACCTCTAGTGTTAAATGTGATTGATAAGTATTCTCCAGTAAGTGTAGAGACATTAATAATACAGTCCATTATATTTGGATTAGTGTATTATTTTTTAAATGTTTTGGTAGAATAATTATAGTTTTTGTTTTTTTTCGAGTGTAATAATAAAACATTTAATAAAATAATTTCATATAATATTGAACTGTTATTGAACTGATATTGAAATGGTAAATCATACTAGACATACTAAAAAACAGAATGGTGGGGAGGGTAATCGTAGTAAGATTGTGATGGATGCGATTTTGGAAAAACTTAAAACGTTTGAACCTGAAAAGAAAGTAGAAATTATTAAAGCATTAATGAAATCTGAAAATCACACAGATTTTAATATTGAAGAATTCAAAAATGAAATAATACATAGCACAAATAAAATCAAAGAAACAAAATTTGATCAATTATGGGAAAAAATTAAAAGTAGAGACAATGAAGGTGATAAATTTTTAAAATACTATCTTAATATATTTTATACAGAAAACCAAATACAGAAAACCTCGAAAGTAGAAATACAAACTCCCTTAAAACAGAAAAATCCCCAGAATACATGTGTCGAAGAGCAACATTCAAAATTTGATGAGTTAAATGACGAAGAAAAAAAATTAGTTCATAATGAAACAGATAGAACAAAAGCCCATAATTTATTAGAAAATGTGAATGGATTTCTTATAAGAAAATCCATAAGTCCACAAGATTCTATAACATTAGTTAAAAGGATAAGTGATACAATTGAAGATATAAAAATATGCAAAGGAAAAGATGATAAATTATATACGAATTCTGCTAAAGGAATAAGAAATCCGTATAATAATTTAAAGAAGTTAGTAGAAGATTATTCAAGTAAACATTATACATTTGTAAACCCAACATCCACAGGAGTATTAAGAAGAAGGAAAAAACAATTACACCGGGGTCCTTTAACTCCACCAAAAAAACAAATATATGTATTAGTTTTTGACTATGACCATACATTAACAAATTCATATGTTAAGGATAATAATAATAATCACTCTAATGGGTATTCTTGGCATAATGATGAAAAACTTAATCCAAAATTTAAGCAAGAAATAAACAAATCAATCTATGATGCTACAGTTGAAAACAGAGGAAATTATGCTAAATTAAGAAATCAATTATGTACTCTAAAAAAAAATGGTGTATTAATGTTTGTAAATTCTAGAGGTATTCAAGAACAACTTGTTGAAAGATTGAAAGCAGATGAATTATCAGAATTTTTTGGTATTGGTGGTGAATATGTTGACGTAGATATAAATTTAGCTGATGAAAACCAAGTCGCAAAAGGTAATATTGGAAATGGTATTTATGGTGCTTATGGTACGACATTATCGAATACTATTGGGAGGGGAGATTGGCATAAAATAAAACTTCAAGTTATTGAACATATATTAGGACTACTTAGAAAGAAAAACAAAATTAATGAAGATAATACAGAATTACATTTCTTTGATGATGAGGATGCCAATGTGAATGCCTTTAATACAAAATTTATAGAGAATGAAAATAGAGTTGGTCATAAGATTGGTAAAAGAGGGCGAGAAGAAAGAAATTCTATAACACAAGAACTTGAAGATTTTATTACAAAAACCCTACAACAAAACACATTACCAGAATGTCCTGCACATACAGCACTTACAGCAGGTGGTTATAGAAAAACTCTACATAAATCAAAGAAATCTAGGAAATCAAAGAAAACAAAAAAGTCTAGTAAAAAAACATCTAAAAAGCATTAATTATTTAGCAAAAATCTTTTTATTTTTACAATTTTTTAAATTTAATAAACTAAAACTTATAAACTAAATAATCGTATAATATAATTAATAACTATAGCAAATAATATTAGAAAGTTAAATATCATAAATAATATAACAAATATAACAAATACTTAAAAATGGATGAATATATAAAGTTCTTTTTTGTAATATTGCTATTAATAATTGTAGCAGTATTATTATACAAATACGACTCATTCACAGCAATAATGATAGCATTTGTAATCTTAATTACAGATGCCTATATAATTACATATCATACCTAAATATGTCATAAAACTTAAAATAACTAGTAAAAACTAACATAAACGGAATATTTTCCCACAGCGTGATGTTGTTTGTTGTTCTAGCCAGGGTTCATTAAACCAGTATCTACTCCCCATTAGAGAACCCCCATCTTGGCTCATTTTACCATTAAAATAAACCCAGTTATCATTATTTTCCAATAATTTCAATTCATTATGTGAAAAGGAAATATGTTGCCCACATTTATCATTTGCCGCGAACCATATTCTATATATAGTTCCAGCTCTGTTATACATTGCATGACTACCTTTAGCAACATATACAACAATGCGACCATTCTTCCATTCTAAATCTTTTTCTTTCTTCATTTCACCGTCAGAATGTGCAGAAAAGAAAACAGTTTCAATACTTTCATTATATTTTTTTATTTTCATAGTGATATGTTCTAAATCGTATAAGTGTTCTCCAACATTCTTCCAACAACCAATATCATATCCAATATTATTTAGGAAAATCATATAGTATGTAATGTAATAATGGGTATCATCTTCAACAACTTTAGCATATATCGTAATACTAGGACGTAATTTAATATTATTATATACATTACTAGTTACTAATAGCATAAAACTACCATTTTCATAATAAGATAAATCTTTAACAGTAGGATTTTCTAATATAATTTTACCATTATTATCAGTCATAACACAATTCTCCAGATACTCTTCAATACTTATTGGAAAATACATCTCATCTTTATGAAAATTAAAGATTGGTCTAAACTTTTTAGCCAATTCAGTATTATAATCATCAGATAATAGAATATTAGTAAAAGCCATACTAATTACTATTATATAACATATTAACCATAATTTAATAAAAGATAAACCTAGAATCATAATACTAGATTATATAATACATAATACATAATACATAATACCAGATTATATAATAGAACTTATATAGGTAAAATTGAAAAGTAATATAATTGAATAAAATTGAATAAAATTGAATATATTATTTCATATTTATAGCAACTTAAGAATATATATTGCGTTATAAGAATATTAATATTATCAGTCTCAAAATATAATCAGAACCCAGGAATAATGAGTGACCTAAGAAATAAGTATGACAATTATAAGTTTTATATCTGTACTGCTCAGACAACCCCTTTTGTGAATACGATTGAGTCAATTGCGAATCAGTTTCCAGAAGGAATATTCGAATTCTCAAAAGATGGAATTAGATATAGAAATATGACAAAAAACAGAGATGTATATATGGATTGTATTATGAAACATCATAATTTCGAACAATATTATTGTCCTAAGACAGAAAAAGTTCCATTATGTATTGGAAATTTCTTCAAATCAATTAAGTCGATTGATAATTGCGAGACATTAAAGTTATATATTGAGAAGGATAAGCCTAGCAAGTTTATTATTGATATTTTCAATAAGGACGACAATACTAATTATAAGACAGAACTCAATATGATTGACTTAAGTATGCCAAAGTTAGAAATCCCAGATACAGAGTTCAATAATGTAATTGTTATTCCAAGCCCAAAGTTTAAGAAAGTATGTGGTTTAATCGGACAGTTCAACGAAAAGGTGGAGATTATTTTGTGTGGAGGGCAAATTCAATTCAAGGGAACAAATTCAGATGTAGCACAAACATTCATTATTAGACCTACAGAGAATGGAGCAAAATTTAAGAAAACCGAAAAGGTAATTCATGGTTGTTTTGTATTGAAGTATTTACAACAATTCTGTAAATGTAATGCTTTGAGCAGAAATATTGATATGTTATTTGTAAATGATTTCCCACTAATTCTAATGTGTCAAATACCTAATCTAGGGGAAACTAAACTTCTTATCGCACCACAACCAGATGATGATGATGATGAAGATGAAGAGTAAAGTAATAAATAATTTTAACAAATAATAAAAAAATTCAAAAATATAATTAATAATTCTTTTTTGTTCTTTCTTCGTAATATGTCATTTTTTCCTTATCTTTTTGTATATTATCTTTATTAGCATTAAAAATAGCGTCTTCGTTATGTATAATAAGTGTTTTAGGAAATGTATATGAACTAATATTAACAACACTATTAGTCCAAATCTTCACAATATTAAAATTCTTTTTGGGGCTAATACTTACTCCATTTGCGTGGTTTTCTAAATTGCTACTAACTAGATGTGCCATTAGATTAATCCATACTTTACAACTATCATTATTAGCAATCTTGAATGAAATACAACCACCACTCATATTCATCTTGTCTTCCCAAGTAGGTTCAATACCCTCCTTCATTAGAAAAATCATACCCTTCTCGACTAATTTAGATGATAAATGTTCAGCAGCTCTCCAATATTCTTCTGCGGTTGAAAAGGTAATAATCTTGTGATAACTATCTATTTTCCAATTAATATCATTTGGATTATGAAACCACAGTGTATATTTTTGCCCAAGTGGCATACATTCATCCAATTTATTTGCCATAATAGTTGATTAAAAAAATATGTAAATCTATGTGTATATGATACATTTAATCAAGAAAATTCTTAAATTGAAAAATAAAATAGGATAAGATATATACATATATTTATATGTCATCATCTATGGGTATAAAATTCATATCGCTAGTGGAAGTATCTAAAAAGAGTTTATAATTATCAGGTAATTTTACTAAATTTGTATCAATTAATTTTGCTAATCCTTGATATATATTGTATGCGTTACAATAACTGAGTAAATCCATTTTTACGTTATATATTACGTTTTCAGAACTTATAGATGATGTAGAACAATTGCCAACAATATTATTTTCATTAAGTATTTTCTCTATCATATTAAAATATATAATTAGATTTATTACAATTTTATTAAATAAAATATTTTCTTTTTTGCTAAGAATATTAACAATTTTACTCAGAATATTATTTGTACTAAAATGATTATCGATAGCGAATTGAAATGCTTCCTGAAAGTCTTTCTCCATATCGTCAGTAAATTCACCAATTACTAAATGATTTCTTATAATATAACATAATTCATCTACGTTATTATTTTCAAATGAACGCCATATTTTTTTTGACAAATCTATGTCATCTGATGAATAACATAATCCATAATCATATATGACTAATTTATATGTATTATCTTCTTCTAATACAGTCCAATTTTTCTCGTGTAAATCACAATGAATGAAATTATGAATAAGCAGACTT